ACGACTATACCCCACCGTGGATTGATGTAGAAGGATTACCTACTGTCACAAATTTTACTAATGATGAAAGATCAAGAAAAGCGTTCTCATATTATAGAGATCATCAAACTGAATCTTGGAAAGACCTTGATAATGTGGATTTAAAAGATTATTATTTTAGTAGATTTATGACAAGGATAACGAAACAGTTTTATATAGAGAACACAGAGGGAGTTGGAGAACTCCCTACAGAAAAATTTGATATTATATTTTCCAGCACGGCAGGACAACGTGCTGCACTGATCGTAGACAGGTTAAAGTTTAGTAGTGAAGTTGTTTTGTTTGATTATTGTCAAGAAAATTTGGATATAAAACAAATGATTCTAGAAATGGATATGTCATTAAGGGAAATTAATTACTACAGTAAAAGACTCACTCATAATATGGTAATGCCTGATTCTGTTTCATCTAAAAATGCAAAGAGAGACATGCCTGCATTTGAAGATTTGAGAAAATTAGAACAAAAAATGCATGATGATTATGACATTGAATATTGGTTGATGGACTTGATATCACCAGACTATGATAGAATCTCTCAAAAAATTAAAGGGAAAACTGTATTTTTTGACGCAACCAATATCTTCAGTTATCATATGTCACATGCATATTATACTCTAGATGAATTGGTTGATTCATTTAATAACTTACTAGACGTTTTGAAACACGCTGACGGAGCTTACCTACGAGGGTGGACTCCAACAAAACAGAGATATGATAAATGGATATAGTATGTGTTCGTATCGGTGACAAATATGGACCAGAGTACGAAGAATATCTAGAGAGAAAGTTATCGAAGTATAACATCATTTGGATACGAGAGCCATACCATGAGAAGGTAACCCTACAGTGGAATAAGATGTGGGGTATGCAGATGGAGACAGACGAACCCATCTGTGTGATGGACATTGATGTTCTTCTTATCAATGACTATGAGAAAATCTTTGACTACCCGATTGAACGAGGACAGTTTGTTGCGATGCCGGGATGGTGGAGAAATGATGTCAATGAGTATCGTATCAACGGTGGGTTCTTCAAATATTACCCAAAGGACTGTCGATATATCTACGACAAGTTTATGAGTGACATTCATCACTGGCAGAAGTTCTACATTGAGAACGGAACGACAACAGGACCAGTAAATGGAGAACAGTATTTCGTAGAGGATAGTGTCAGAGAACAGTTAGACCTTGTGGTTCTACCAAACGAGTGGTTCACACGATGGGTTGTCAGTGATGAAATAGTTTCTGACAGCATTAGCCGATGGAACTATAAGATGACACAGAAGTATGAACAACTTACAGGTAATGACTACATATACATGGGTGGGGAATTTCATCCAGATATAAAGTATGTCCATTTTACCAATCGACTAAACAAACCACATGAGTGGAAAGACTATGAAAATTTTCGCAGCAACTAGTTCTTCTTCAGATAGTATAGCTATGTTGTATAAACTTCTTACTGAAACTAAAGATGATGTGATAACACGGGTACTTACACTTGATGCATCTGATCAAGATTTAGAACAGTATCCTATTGTGTGTAATTGGTTGAAAAAAAATGTTCGTGATTTTGATTTTGGTTTTTCAGAGGTTGAAGAACGTGCTAGTGATGTCATGTTAGAAACTGTAAGGTCAAAATGGTATAATGTTGCTCTGTTATCAGAAATGTATAATGTAGATTTGATATGCATAGGTTATAATACATATAACTGGAGTCCTTCAAATTGGTATTTTAAAAGTTTAGAACCAGTTGAAAATTTTTATAGGAGAGGAAATTCATATTCCAGAATAGATTATTCTATAGTTAGAGATTATACAGATATTCCTATTGAATGGCCATTGATGAATCATAACATGGGTAGGTGGCAAACACTGGAAACATTACCACAAGAACTACAAAAGTTGGTTTCTCATTGTCCATGTGGAAAATGTGCTAAATGTAAATGTCGGGAATGGTATAATGAAAAGAAAAAGGAAGGTTTTAGTGCAGAGGAACTTGATGATCTTATTATGAAAGAGGGTAAATACGGTAAATACTACACAGAAGATAGTATTCCACAAACAAGACATGATGCATATGCAGATCAAAAGTTTCCAGTTTGGAAACCGAAGTTATCCAGTTATCAAGCATTACCACCTAAACCTCACCGTTACAATACATAATGTTATAAATATATAAAAAAGGAATCTTCTAATGGCAATACCTTCTACCAGAGCAGACTTCAAGAATTATTGTCTACGGAACCTTGGATATGGGGTTATCGACATTAACGTGTCAGATGACCAAGTTGATGACCGTATTGACGAGGCACTACAATTCTTTGCAGAATATCACTACGATGGGGCGGAGAGGATGTATCTCAAACATCTCATCACAACCGCAGATGTTACACGGGCAAGGTCTAACGAGACACTAGCAACTGTAACTGATGTTGACGGTTCAACAACTGCCGTATGGTACGAGGGTAAGAACTGGATTCCTGTTCCTGATTCAGTTCTTTCAGTTATGCGAGTATTCCCATTCACTGATACAGGTGGTGGGTCTAACATGTTCGATATTCGTTATCAGTTAAGACTAAACGATTTGTTTGACCTCTCATCCACATCTGTTATTCAGTATCAGATGGCAATGGATAACCTAGACCTACTGGAACACATTCTTGTTGGGGAGACACCAGTTCGTTTCAACCAACACCAGAACCGTTTGTATATCGACATGGATTGGGAGAACGATGTAACTGCTGATGTCGATTACGTCATCATTGATTGTTATCGTAAACTTGACCCAGGCACATACACAGACCTATACAACGACATGTATCTCAAGAGATATGCAACTGCTCTTATTAAGAGACAGTGGGGTTCAAACCTTTCCAAGTTTAATGGTGTTGAGATGCTCGGTGGTGTGACGATGAACGGTGAAACAATTTACACTCAGGCGCAAGAAGAGATTACTAAACTTGAAGAAGAGATGAAACTTGCATTTGAACTACCAGTTAACTACATGATTGGATAAACATGGCAGTCAATAAAGCATTTCACACAAGCAATCAACACGCACTTACCACAGAGAAAAATCTGTATGCAGATTTGATTGCAGAGGCAATTCAGATTTACGGTCACGATGTTTATTATCTTGACCGCACACTTGTGGCTGAGGACACGTTCCTTGGTGAAGACTCTCTATCTAAGTTCAACACTCAGGCAAAGATTGAGATGTATGTTGAAAACTCTGGTGGTGGGTATGCTGGTGAACGAGAGTTGATGACTCAGTTTGGTTTGCAGAACCTCAGTGAAGTCACCTTCGTTGTCAGTAAGAATAGATTTAGAGACATCACTAAGCAGTTCACAATTGAGAGTGGTACAGATACACTCACTGGTTCTATTCTACTTGAGGACGGAACACTGGACAGTGACGAGGTTGACATTTCATCCTCATACGAGAGTGGGTATTTAATCTCAGAAGCAGACTCTACAGATGCAGATAGACCACAAGAGGGTGATGCAATCTACCATCCCATCCTCGGTAAACTTTTTGAGATTAACTTCGTTGACCACGATGAGCCATTCCATCAACTCGACAACAACCCAGTATACAAAATGCGTTGTCGCACATTTGATTATGGTTCAGAAGTTCTCGACACAGACATTGCTGCAATTGATGCAATCGAAGATGCAGAATCAATGGATGCACTCACTTATCAGTTTACACTTGAACAGTCAAGTGCAGTCAATGAGAACATCAGACTTGAAGATAACTCTGGTCTTCTTCTTGAGGAGACAGACGGAGACAACATCATTGGTGAAGACGATAGCAGTTCTGTTGGTGAGTCTATCCTAATTGAAAGTTCTGCTGATACTGGTGATCCATCATACTTTATCAATGAAGACTATATAGTAGGTGACCAATCAACGGATAAGGTCAATCAGAATGAACTATTCGACAGTCTGGACGATACTATCCTAGACTTCAGCGAATCAAATCCATTCGGTGATGCAGGAGAACCATCGTAATGTTGGGACAACAGTTTTATCACGAAACAATTCGTAAGGTAGTCGTTTCTTTCGGCTCACTTTTCAATGACATCCATCTTGTTCGTAAGGACAACAGTGGAACTATTCAACAGTCTATGAAGGTTCCTCTTGCATATGGTCCACGGCAGAAGTTCCTTGTTCGTCTGAATGATGATCCTAATCTTGCACAGGCAACTGCTGTAACTCTGCCTCGTATTGGGTTTGAGATTACTGGTATGTCATATGACCCATCACGCAAACTACAACGTGTGCAGAAGTTCAAGAAGGTGAAGGGTGCAAAGTCTGACCAGTTGGACACGCAGTACATGCCTGTTCCATACAACATTGACTTTGAACTTTACATTCTCTCAAAACAGTCAGACGATGCGTTGCAGATTGTAGAACAGATTTTACCATACTTTCAACCTGATTACACGGTCACAATCAATGACAACACAGATATGGGTATCAAGAGAGATGTCCCCGTTGTTCTAAACAGCATTGGTTATGAAGACGATTATCAGGGGGACTTTGCAAACCGTAGAGCTATTATCTACACTCTCTCTTTTACTGCTAAGTTCCATCTCTACGGTCCTGTTACCTCCAGTAAGGTTATCAAGACTGTACAGGTTGATCAGTACACAGACCTACCTGATCAGTCACCTAAGAGGGAACAGAGATACACAGTTACACCAAACCCAACAAGTGCTGATGCTGATGATGATTTTGGATTTAATGAAACAACCTCATTCTTTGAGGATGCAAAGAACTTTAATCCAGAAACAGGGAGCGATGAGTGATAACATGTTTCATTATGCAGATGTCCCATTATCAGTAATCGACAATCTAATAAATCTAGAAGAAGAGTTACAAGTATTAAATCGGACTTGGGAATGGCAACAAGAAAAAGACAAAAATTTTTTAGGATATAGAAAAATATCTGACAGTGGGTTGCCAATAGATGAAATGAGCGATTCAATGCAGGGGCATACTAATTTAGAAATTTTCACTGAAGATGAAAAAATCAAAGCTCGTAATCTTTTTAATGAAATTCTAAAACCAATCATTGGGTATGAACCCAATACTCCAGGCAGATATGGGTATTTCAAAGAACCAATTCATTTACACAACGATGGCGAAAATTATCTAAGTGATAGAACAGGACCAACGATTCTGGGTGCGAACACAACAGTGCTCTTCCCATTAAGATGTTACAAAGAAGATGGAAGTGTGGGAACAACTGAAACTGTATACTTTGATCAGAAAGCTCATCCCGATCAAAATTTTTATAGAAAACATGCTGCAACTGGGTGGAAATTGGGTCACGATTACAGTGATCTAATTGGGTATACTGATCAATCTTTTGATTCTAAGATTTGGGAAAAATATTTGCAACACCATCCAATTGAGATGTTGCATGGATTTAGTTTTGCAGAATCTATTCCTTGGAATATTGGTCAGGTTGTGATGTTTGAAACTTCGAGAATTCATTGTAGTTCTTACATGGAAGATTGTTTCGGTAAAGATTGTTTTAGTGTAAAGGTTCATACAGACTTATGGAACTAGTGTGAAAATACTCATACCATTCTCAGGCGGCATAAACTCTACATATTCTCTATATCGTTGGTTAACTGAAACTGACGCTGATATTGTTGTTCGATACGGAGTTGACCGTTTTGAAAGTGATGAGTTTAATGCAAAGGAACTTGAAAGAATTCATAAAGTATCAGACTTTCTTAAGAAAGAATATCGGGACTTTAATTTAGAACTTGGCGAGTTTCCCAAAGAATATGTGGAAGAACGTATTCCAGTTCGAGCAGGATTTAAAGGGGGGAAGTATGATATCGGTTCTCTCAGACCACGTTATGCTGGATATATAAAGTGGTGCTTCGAAACATATGCTGATGGAGTGTCTATAGGAATATGTTTAGAAAATACTGCTACTCAGGGTTATGAAGTGAGTCGTCGGGAATCTGGCATTGAAAATATTGGTGTTGACATATATTTGGGTGGTGTGCGAGAGTTAATTCCAGTGTCCACTGGAGATGATTTCAATTATGATGAGGTCGCAAAAAATATGATGGGTCGGTTTGAACAGTATGAATTCTTACCAAAAGAGTTGCGAGATTTGTGTATTAGACATTCAAAGTCTCGTAGCGGCCGTGAGATTGCATACTGGAGAACTTACGAAAAATTTGTTAGTGAGGGCAAAACAGGTAGAGATTTTGATTTGTATTGTGCTAAACATGGTAGTTATGGTGCTTGGAGATATGAAGCTGACCCAGAAACTTATATGTATAGAGGTCGAGACGCAGATGGAAAATTGCCATACTTAATTTATGAGTAAGAAATGTGTACTTTTAAAATAACAAACAATCCAAACCAAACGATTTTAGATCAACATCTAAAACTAGGCGGTCCTACTGCTAGTAAAACTATAAATGCTGGTGGTGTTTATATTACACATAATTTATTAAGTATTACAGGAGAAGTGGTTATACAACCTGTAAAGTACGGTAACAAATATTATATGTTATTGGGAGAAATTTATAATTATGATGATTCGTGGGATAGCGACATCTATTTTGGTATAGAAAAATATCTTGAACATGGTGATAAATTTACCGAATATTTAGATGGTGAATTTTTGTTTATAGTATACGATTTAGAAACCAAAATTATTGATTTATTCACAGACCCGTGGAGCACAAGACAGTGTTTTTACTATAAAGTTGAAGAACATTTTTATTTTAGCACTTTCCCCATGAGAGAACCAGAAGATGGAAGATTTAATAAGGAACCATCTATAGACCCCGTATGGAATAATGAGTTTTTTAGAATACCACACAACAGTCACTACAGATATGACGTTATCTCAAACAAACTAACACCAATAAACACAGAACTACATGAGTGGAATTTGATACAGTATAAAGACAATTTAGATGATGTTATTTCTGCTTTTGAAACAGCGGTTCTTAAAAGATATACTGATAACATAACATTATTTCTTAGTGGTGGTTTGGATAGTTCCTCTATTGCTATGTGTTTGGCTGATCACCAAAAACATTTTAATAGTATTACATTGTCTCTGAACGATTCCGAAGATAACGAAACAATACAACAAGTGCTTGAATATACTAAACCATATAATACAAATTATAAAATAACAGAAAACAATGAACTAACAGATAAAACTTATATTGAAAATCGAAATTTTCTGCGTAGTAGTAAATGCAACTGGCGTTCTCAATTAAGAATGCGAGAGACAGTTATTTCTGAATTTAGCAGCAAAGTTATATTTATGGGAAATGGTGGAGATGAAATTCTTGAGAGTTATATGACTAAAGATAAATCAGATTTTTCTATTTGGCCAGAGGATTTATCAACAGTATTTCCTTGGAAACATTTTTATGGAGGACAAACTAGACGTTTGATTGATCTGCATGAAACTTTGTCATTGGCTTATGGATTGGAACTGAGAAATATATTTTATGATAAAAGTTTAACACAAGAATGGTTACACGTTATACCAGAAATTAAAAATCAAACACCCAAAGTTTTCCAAAAATTATATTTTTATAATAGAGGTATAAAACTTCCAGAAAAAATATCAGGATTTGGATCACAGGTTAGAGATAATGAATACACACATCTTAAACCCACACCCTATAAATAAAAGTTTATTTGATATAAATATGTGAGGAGGTACACAATGACTTATACAGTAACAAAAACCTACACAAAACAAAGTGACGATACTTTTTGGCCATGGGAAAAAGATGAATATACTGGTGGTTTGGATAATTTAAAATCCGATAATAAACTAACTAGTCTTTCCGAATCTGATGATGGAAATACTCACACACGCACACAAATATGGGCATCAAAATCAGATTGGGAAAATAGCATTAGTGATGCTGTGTTTCAATCGACATCATCTAGTTGGAAAACCTATATGTCACTTAATAATATCTCTTGTCGAATTGTTGAAGAGGACGGGACTGTTCTGGTTTTTAACTCATCAACAAAGTCCTTTGAAGCAGAGTAAAATGCATGAAATCTTTGTTATGAAAAATGTGTACTTTCAAAATAACCAATAATCCAAACTCAATAATAATTGATGATTATTTGAAGTTAGGTGGACCTGATACCAGTAATACTATAGATGTTAACGGTGTTTATATAACACACCACCTATCAAGTATTACTGGAAAAGATGTTGTACAACCTTACAAGCATAATAACAAATATTATATATTGATTGGAGAAATTTATAATCGTCATCCATTATTCAGTAGTATCTTTTTTTGCATTGACAAATATTTAGAATATGGTGACAAATTTACAGAATATTTGGATGGTGAATTCTTATTCATAGTTTATGATGAGAAAACTGACACCATAGATTTATTTACTGATCCGTGGAGTACAAAACAAGCATTTTATTATAAAATTGATGATTACTTCTATTTCAGTACTTTTCCAATGGCAGAACCCAAAGGTGGAAGATTTGGTCCGCCAGGGTTGACTCTACCCTTCGAGATAAAGTTCGCTGTGTACAACGATACTGAGTGGAATAAAACATTCTATAGAATTCCCCACAACAGTCATTATAATTATAATGTAAAAACTGGTATATTAGAACCAGTAAATACAGAACTTCATAAATGGGATTTAAATCAGTATAAAGATAATTTGGATGATCTTACAAATTCCTTCGAAGAAGCAGTTCTTAAACGTTATACAGAAAATTCAACTCTACTTCTTAGTAGTGGTTTAGACAGTACACCTATTGCATTGTGTTTGGCTGACCACAAAAAACATTTTAATAGTATAAGTTGCCTATCAGGAGCATGGGAAGGTGCTGAAGATGTAGACAAATTGAATCAAGTTATTCAATATACGGGCGAATATAATAAAAATATTAAGATAGAAAGCATTCCCGACTATGATATATCTTGGGATGAAATAAATCTAAAATCCAAATGGAAGGATAATAGAAAGAGATTAGAATGTGCAAATTTATCTCTTCGAACACAGTGGTTCATGAGAGAAAAATGTATTTCTGAATTCAATAGTAAAGTTATATTTACTGGAAATGGAGGAGATGAAGTTTTTGATAATTATCCATCGTTACCAGAAGGATATCCGTTGAAGTTCAATGGTAATACGAATAAAAACTCATCAGGTTTTTCTATTTGGCCAGAGGATTTATCAACAGTGTTTCCTTGGCAACATTTTTATGGGGGACAAGCAAGGCGTTTACTCGACCTTTTTGAAACTTTGTCATTGGCCTATGGATTGGAGAACAGAAATGTATTTTATGATAAAAAGTTGGTGCAAGAGTGGTTACATGTTATGCCATGGATTAAAAATCAAACACCCAAAGTTCTTCAAAAGAAATATCTACATGACAGGGGAATAAAAGTTTCCGTATAAATAAATAAATAAAAGTTCCAGAGGAGTTACTATGGTAGATCAACTATACAAAGCACATACGAATAGTGAAATTGAAAAGAGTGTTGTTCGAAGCCAACATACTCAAAGAAATTTCAATTTGGATAAAAAGTTACCGAAAGAAGATATTGATACATTACTTCATGCAGTAACTAATTGCCCAAGTAAACAAAATCTTGCGTTTTATAAGGTTCATTTTATACAGGACCGTGATATTATTGAAGAAATACATGAACATACTTATGGATTTAATGATGGTACTCAGATTGAGTCAAATCCACAGACCTTAGCTAATTTGTTGGTTATTTTTGAAGATTACAGTTATGAAGAGTTGGTCGATCAAATAACAAAGAAAACAAGAGGACAGAAAGCAAAAGAGTATCTGAAGAACGGGGAATGGTCTGAAGAAACTTATCAACACATTATTGGTGACAAACAAATTGCACTAGGTATTGCTGCTGGTTATCTTAATCTTACTGCATCACTTATGGGATATAGAACGGGGTGTTGTCAGTGTATGGACACAAAAGCAGTTAAAGAGATTGCATTGCTAAGAGAATTACCATCATTGTTAATGGGTGTAGGATTTCCTCAAGACGGAGTAAACCGTAGACGACATCACATAAGAGATTTCACCTTCCCAGTTCAAAAGAAACAACCAATTAAGTATGTAGTATCAGAATAAATGATATGTTATGTCTAAAGAGATTGAAATAGAGAAAGCACTTGGGGTCATCGACAAGGTTGTTTCCCAAGAGGTTGTCGTAGAAAAAAAAGAAGTTGTTATGCCTAGTAATGGAGAGGATATTGATAATGACTATGAATACCAAAGACGAAACTTCTACAATCTGGTCGAAAGAGGAACGGATGCAGTGGAAGGAATACTGGAACTCGCCAGAGAATCGGAACATCCACGAGCGTATGAAGTTGCCGGAAACCTCATCAAACAGGTTGCTGACGTTACTGAGAAACTTGGTGAACTTCAAGAGAAAATGAAAAAACTCAAAGAGGTTCCAGATCACGGACCTAAGAATGTTACCAATGCACTATTTGTTGGTAGCACCGCAGAACTTCAGAAAATGTTGAAGGGGAAAAGTGAGTAAGGTTCTTTATTATCACACAAATTCTTTTCCAGAAATAAGTCAAAGAGACGAATATAAATTAGCAACTAATTTTGCTCTACACTCTCCTCGTTTTAGGGTTGGTTTTGATAATCAACTCGATTTGGTTGAGAATCCTTTTATAGAGTTTCCAACAAATTTTACATCAACCTTCGAAGAACTGACTAATCGCAGGGCTATAGAACTGTGGGATATTGGGAAACCAGTGCGATTGTGGTGGTCTGGCGGTATAGATAGCACATGTGCATTGGTGAGTTTTCTAAAAACTATGAGGTTGGATACGAACCTTATCGTTTACCTATCAAAAGCTAGTGTGCAAGAAAATCCATGTTTTTACGATTTATTGGTAGATAAGAAAGTAAAATTGGAGTGGCACTCCGATGAAAACTATATTTACGATAATGACGAGTTATGGAATGGACAAACAATCAATGTGAATGGTGGCGGTGGAGATGAGTTGTTCCTTGCGATATCATCACATATGTCTATGGAAGAATTCTTCAAAATCAAAGATGAGAGTTGGATTCATATTATGAAAGACCCTGATATGTTAAAGACGGCAGAAAAATATATTGATATGTCTCCGTACAAACCAGAAACATGTTGGGAGTTGCTTTGGTGGTTTGGTAGGAGTATAGATGACTTATTATCTAGATATCTCTCACCAAGATTTCTGAAAGACCCATCCGTGTATCAT